TTGAAAGGTATGTTAGTTGATTTGTCTACAGGTATTGCTAATTCTACGGATGATTTTTCTTCTGTTGAAGAACAACTATCTTATTTAAAATCAGTGGGAGCAAGGGTTCGTGTTCTTGGTGTAGGTAATGAGTTTAGTAAAACTAAAGGTGGGATTAATGAAAAACTTTCTCAACTAGCAAGTAAATATGGATTCTATTTTTATGGTGGATATCCTGGAGGAAAAGATAAAGTACATGGAACTGATGAAGATTATAAAAACTTAAAACTAAAAAGAGATAAAGAAACCGCAGCAACAGTTGATGTAATTCCTCAAGGAAATGTTGATGTGGAAAAACTAAAACAACTTGCTCGTGGTGCAGGGTTTAAAGAAAGCGAAGTACCAATTATGGTAGCAATAGCTTTGGCAGAATCTGGTGGCAATTCTAAAGCACACAACCCAAAACCACCCGATAATTCATATGGTCTATGGCAAATTAATATGATAGGTGGTTTAGGTCCCGATAGAAGATCTAGATATGGTCTTTCTTCAAATGAGGAATTATTTGATCCTGCAACTAATGCAAGAGTGGCAAAAAGAATACGTGATGAGCAAGGTTTGGCTGCGTGGACAACTTATACTGGTGGTAAGTATAAAAAATTTCTATCCATGTCTTCAAAAGAACATGGTGGATATGTTAATAAGACAGAATATGTTTTAACTCATCCAGGTGAATATGTAATTGATGCAGATTCTGTAACTTTATTTGGTAAGAATTTTTACGATATAATTAATCAAACCGAAACGATAACTCAAAGAAGAAGTGCTTCTGAAAAACTAACTCAAATTCTAAGTCAATATACTGAGGATGGATATCCAGAAACAGAAGATGACTATACATATTATATGCCTCAGCAAGATTCTATTAATATAATTCCTCCTGAAGTGATCATGCTTGGTGGTTCTTCTGGAGGTGGATCTGGATCCGAAGATCCATCTAAGGATGGTCTTTATGCGTAGTAAATAGTAATACGAAGTAATCTAAAAAATGCCACAAAACCCGATAACTTCAGCACAATCAAAAGATTTTGATATACCACAATGTCTTATTCTTTCTAATGATGAAAAGACAAAAGTTGATATATCTACTATTATTACAGACTTGTATTATTATGAAAGTGTTTTAAATCCAACTATAAAAGTTGATTTGGTTTATGCTGAAACTGGATATAGTGTTGAGAAAGATGGTAGTTTAAAAACAGTTGTAGAGGGTTTACCTTTAGTAGGAACCGAAAAAGTCGGATTGAAATTAAAAGATCCAAATGAAGTTGAACTTTCCTTAAATTTATATGTTGATAACGTTAAACCATTTCATGATGATAGTGCAAAAACTGTTGTAGGTTTAAACTTAGTATCAAAGGAATCTATTTTTAACTATAAAACAGTTCTGAATAAAAGATTTGATGGCAAGATATCTGATCATATTAGAACAATACTCAAAGATTTTTTAAAGGTTGATGAAGGAACTAAGAAATTAGATATAGAAGAAACCGCAAATAACTATAATTTTGTAGGTAATAATAGAAGACCTTTTTATGCTATGCTTTGGTTAGCAAAGAAGGCTGTTCCCAATGGAGCATCTCTGGGTAATACTGCAGGATATTTCTTCTTTGAAACTTCGGATGGATTTAAATTTAAATCTATAGAAAATCTTCTTTCTGAAACCGAACCAAGCGGAGGAAAAAAGAAATATAAGAGTTTGGTATATAATGACACTCCAGATGGAAGAGGATCAAATGTTCCTCCAGAGTATGGTGGAAAGATACTTCAGTATAATATTGAAACTGCCGCTGGTAATGTTCAATCTAAATTTGAAATTGGTACTTATTCCACAAGAACAATTCTGTTTAACCCCTTTAATTGTTACTATGAAATTATTCTTCCAAATGTTAAAGGTGGTGACAAGGGAAGTGAAAAGAATTTAAAGAAGGCTGGAAATGAATTACCAAAGTATAATAGGGAATTTGATAGACCTGAGAAAGAAAAAGATTTCTCAAGAACTCAGTATGTTTTGGTAGACTGTGGTTCTCTACCTACAGGTAATACTGAACAGCAGATACAAAAATCTGAGGAAGAGAATTTTGATCCTAGAAATATTCTCAATCAGTCTGTGATGAGATATAATCAATTCTTCTCAACCTCAGTTACTATTACCATCACAGGAGACTTTAGTTTACATGCTGGAGATTATATCTATATTGACACACCACAACTTTCAAATAAAGATACTCAAACTATGAACGAACAGTTTGGAGGATTTTATGTTATCGCAGAACTGTGTCATTATATTAGTTTAGCAAATGGTGGATACACTAAATTAACTTTAGTTAGAGATTCTGTGGGAAGAAAAGGTTCTCCCATACCGCTCTAAATAGTTTATAATATTGTACGCACTATCATGGAAAGCGTAGACAAGCATATTGAGCATGATAAAAAAGTTCTTGATGATCCTTTGACTTCACCACAAGCAAGACGCCATACTGAGGAAGAGTTGCAGGCACTGGAGAGATGGGTTGAAACGCATCCAGAGGACCATCATGATCCTACTGGTCTTGAACTTTATTGTAATGATAATCCAAATGCATTAGAGTGTAGGGTATATGACGACTGATGAGTGAAGGAACTTTATTTAATCCGGGTTTTCTAGGGGCAAGTTTCAACTGGTGGATCGGCCAGATTGCTGACGATTCCACTTGGAGAGATAATAGTGTTCCTGGAAAATTTGAATCGAAAGATCAAGTACCTGGATGGGGAAAGAGATATAAAGTTCGTATCATAGGTCTTCATGATAAGGAGGAAGCGTCTATTCCTTCGGATCAATTACCTTGGGCTCAAGTAATGTATCCCATCACCGCTGGTGGTGGGCAAGGTAACTCTGCACAGACTGCAAACCTCCGTCAAGGAATGTTTGTATTTGGTTTCTTCCTTGATGGTCAGGATCAGCAAGTTCCTGTCATTATGGGAATTCTTGGGAACAATGCTCAGACTGCACTCAAGACTTCTATTGGTACTGATGATTCTAATTTTGCTCCGACTAGCGGATATGCAAACGGTAAAAATCCTCCATCAGGAACTGCAAAACCAAGGGTTCCTGATGAAGGACTTGTAATATCAAAACCAAAACCATCAGAACAATCACAGGAGTGTTCTCCAGCTCCTGCTGGTGTTAAAGTTAATAAGTATGGATTGAGAGCGGATAAACCTCTTACAAAACCTCAGTTTGCTGACCAACAAAGTGCCTTAGCGGAGGCAGAATCGAAGGGGTTAACAGGTTCTCAGAAAGATGATTTTGTTCAGCAAAAGGTTGCTGAAGGTATTGCGGCAAGATGTCAAGCAGCAAATTCTCCTGCAGGAACTCCACATCCTGGTGCAACGAAAGAAAATGCAGATGCTTTTCATGAAGCAAGTAATGCCGATGTAAAACGTCAAGAGGCATACATCAAAAAAACTGTGATGATGTCTCCATGTAATATGGTTGAATCTGCCATGAAGTCTATACAGACTGCTATTGAAAATTTGACTGCGGAAATTAATAAAGTTTTAAATGCTGCTTTATATTATATTGATGCAGTCTCTTCAAAAATTCAAGAAATTAAAGCACTGATTGCCAACTTTGCTTGTGAGATTGCAAAGTATTTAAAAATAATTTTCGATAAGATAATGGAGTATGTACTTAAACAAATACATAAAGCTTTAGTAAAAACTGTTCCAGCAGTTCCCCCAAATAGAAGATATCAATATGCCGATATCAAAGAGCAAATAACAGAATTGATATGTTGTTTGTACAGAAAGATTACAAACAATCTTTGTGGTCAGATCGAAAAGTTTCTTAATGATCAAGTAGAACAGGAGAAAGCATTTTTGGATAACGATAATAATGTTAATAGCATTCAAATGTGTTCCGTTGAAGATATGGTTGGATCAATTATTGGTGCTAATATGAATGATATGACATCTGGTTTAGATGATACTCTTAAAGCAGCAGATGAATTTCTTGCTGATATGCAAAAATATCTTGCTCAAGGAAGTTCTGCTTTAGCAAACATTAAAGGATCTATTGATGGATTAAGTGGATCAATTGCAGGCGCTATGAATTTTGACAATTTAAAAATTCAGATATTTGGATGTGATTTAAAACCAAATTGTCCAGCATCTGATTACTATACAATCCAAAGTGGTGGTGCAGGTCAACCACAATCTCAGATACCAAATCCAACGTCTGTCTCTGTTGCTGCTGCAAATCCAAAACCTGTTGGTACTACAACTGAAACACCATTTGCACAACCCACTAAAGACAGTCCTAAAGTAACTTACAAGTAGTGTCAATAAATATTAGAAAAAGAGTGTAGATAATTAAAGAATGGCTTTCAAACCCGTACAAGAAGATCTTAATATAATCTATTCATCTCTTCTGGATGTTGCTGAAGCGAAAGCTTATTTTATCCAGAAAGATGATAGGCACTTCTTACGTGTAGAAGGAAAAGATAATTATGATGTAACGGTAAAATTTACTACTAAAAATCAGGTAAGTGCAGATCCTCTTGTTAATTCTGAAATAAGAATTCCTATCTTTGGGAAAGATGATCTTGTAGTATCTTATAAGACCAGTATTACTG